ATGATTCACCGATACGAGCAGGCGCCGTTGCTTCCGTAAATGCAGAAGCATCAACCGTACAAGTTATATCACCCGTCAAATCGCCGAGGTCATCCCAGAAAGCCGCCCATGTGGAATAAGTGCCCGCTGATGTTTTTATTGTTACATTTCCGGTAGTCAACGCCATTAGCTTCTCTCCGCCGTTTGAGTAATAAATATCGCACTGTCTTTGCTTTTGTCATTCCATACTGCAAGCGTTTCTTTAGGGAGTGCGTCAATATCGTATTTTGTTTTACGGTATTTCGTGACGACTGTTTCCTTAGATACTATAGAGGTTTCGGGTTCACACATTGCCGCCGCTTCCGCTTCTGTGCATTTAATCCGCACAATGCCGTAGTGCTTACGCTCATTCGTTCCCCAACTCCAACCATCAGGCTTGTATGTGATGATGTCGCCACGTTTGGATACAGCACCTTTGCCGGGCTTGTCTGGTTTATCGGTCAATCTTACAAGAAACTCCATTATTAACCCCCTGCCAATGCAGTGTGAAGATAGGTGTATTCTACCGTGTAATCATTCACAACTGGAACAGCCGTAAATACCGCCCTATCCATCATTGTATTCCCTGTGGCTCCATTAAATAAAGCCCATTCTGTGATGTCGTAATTACCATCATAGGTAATCACCGCAACTGTTTTGTAAATATTGGAACCGCCTTCTACTTGAGTCCCTGCAATTCTCGCTATCCCTACAGGGGTTTCAAGTGCTGTATCCGCTACATCTTCAGCCGTTATTCCTGTCCCTGAATCGTGGTATTTAAAATCGCCAATACCGGTAACAAGGCCCTGCAAAGCATCTGTATAATATGCAACGTAAGCGTTTGTGATGTACTTTTCAGATACTTTCCCGTAATCCTTAACGAGATTCCCGTTCGGGTCGAAAACTATTATGAAAAGCTCTCCCAATAATATTTTGTTGCCTTTTATTTTCATTTTTACACCCTATCTCACTAAAGGAACACTTGTATTGTCGTCAGTCAAACTTATAAATACGTATCCATCAGATACCACTTTATTGTTTTCATCGTATGATTGTCCGGGGACAAATTCGCCCTTCCAATCAATATCACTCTCATCTACATCCCGGAAATAAATATCCCATTCACCCCAATTTATTCCCTCATCCATTTCCCATGTAAGCATTATCGATGAGCTATACTCTCCTGTTGTCCTGTTTTTGGAAGTTATTTCTTTTGCCACTAAAGTGTCAGCAACATTATATAATAACTGAGAAGGTAAGCTCAAGGGTGGAGCGCCATCGATACTATAAACATCCTCATCATATTCAATGCAAGTTAAAGACCGGTATTGCTCATCAGAACGGTCAATTCTCATAATTCTAAACTTTTTCAGAGATTCAGTTGCTTTAAATATTGAAAATGGTGAATATTTCTGAGGGAGTGTACTCCACGCAACAGCGAATCCCATATTTGCCGTTGTAGTTTCTACGCCTTGAACAAATATATTATTACTCTCAAGAGTTCCTGTGTCATGCCTAACTTGCATTGTATAAGTAACACCGGCCTCAAGCGTAAAATCTTGGTCTATAACAACAGCATCGTTCGGGGGAGAGGCGGCAGATGAAACAACCCTTCCCCCACAGCCGGAACCCCAATCAGGAACATTGTGCTGAATCTGAATTACATCTCCTACCTGAGCGGCCAGAGCATCGATATTGACATCAAAAGTGACTATCTCATTTAATAGTTGGTTGCAATTCAAAAGGAATCTTGTTAAATCGTATGCGTGAGCATAAGTTACAACACCCCTTAACTGCATCCGAAAAGGCTCACTTACATCCTCTATAGTGTCCCAATCGGTAGTTCTCGCTGAGAAATCTGTTTTTGAATAACTTCTGTCCCGGTCCCAATATGAGGTTTCGACCAGTTTTGCTTTTCTTGATTTATCAATCCATTGATGTTTAAAGGTGTCCCACTCAATGTTACCATGTGTAAACATTTGAGTTACATCTGTAGCCATATCCGTGTATGCCCATATCTTGTTTCCAACAGGGAATACCATTCCTCGTCCCTCTTGGCAAATAGTGAGTATCGAATCCCAAATAGTTGTAAATGTATCAAATACGATATTCAATTCAAATTCTTTTAATTCTATAAACGTAGCCCATGTGAGGAAACTTGCGTAATCAATCTTTGTATAGGAGACACCGGCCCCATAGTTTAATGAGGGTTCAGGATGTCCATCACTCCCTGATACGAGAAGGTCATAGACTGCCCACGCATGGTTGTTTGCCGGTTTCTGTTCCCACTCAACTCCCGTGTATACCCAAACGAGAGAGCGTTCACATACGCCCGTTAATTCAAAATCTCTGCTCATCGATTCGCTTGCAATAGCTTTCATGCCCAATAGAGGCTCACCGGGATAAGTAAATCCTCTTTGCTCTCCATCCGCATCTGCTCCTGCATAAGAGATACTTGCAACAGTTACCAATGTTGGGTTGTAGAATTGAGTATCATCACCATCTTTTCCGTAAGCTACTAATGAAGCTCCTATTCTTACTTCATATTGGCCTAGGTCTAACGATGTTCCTTCTGCGGTGGCTCTTAGCGCAATAGAAAATGGTTTGAGTTCTTTCCTTCTCATATACCCTGTTTCTGCAAAGTAATGAACCGAACCATTTATTTCTGCGGCACGATTTGTAAAAACAGTTGCAAATAAATCATGGAATCTTAAAGATAATGGGAAACTTTCCCAATCTTCTGAGCCAAATTTCCGGTATTCTGCTGTGATATAACAAAGCCCTTCCTCTAAATCCCCATTGCTTTTCTCAGTAAACATCCCACTGGAAAATAGAATTGTAACCTCAATATCTTGAGTAGTCTGAGTCGTCATAATAACGCTTGTCAGTGAACCCTCGGCAGGGGCGGCATTATCAGCATAAGTCCTGAAAAAAAGTTCTGTTCCTTGCGGAAAATAACTATAATTTGCGAGAAAATCCTCAATCAAAACCTGTTCGTCATATCCCGGACGAGTCTCATATACAAATCTCTCTGTGTTTCCAGTATGAATATTGCTTAATGCGGTTCCATTTATTTGCAAGTCTGTTATTTTGGCCATACCTATTGATACTTCCCAATATCTCCAAGAATTCGTACTCCAAGGCGAGATTGAATATCTAGGGGAACCAAGGCTGTAAGCCACATGGTTCCTGATACATCTGTATGTTATCCCGGGCGTGTTTGTGTTTGTTATCTCTCCCCTAAAATCAGTAAATGTTAAAGGGGTACGAACTTCATCACCCACACGATAAATAGTTCTTTCCCTACTGCTCGGAGAAGGAATCCATCTTTCTACAACCCTTTCATCAATCTGGTGAGATGCGAAAGAATAAAGAACATTCAAAGTTTGCTTATCGTCAGCACCATAAGTAATGAATCTGTTTTTTATTGTCGGTTTAACTCTCGTTTTCCCATAGATAATAGGCATCGGCTTACCTTCAGCCGCAACAAGGTTTGCTTTATGTGTCCAACCATAGGATTGAGATGTTTCATCGTCTATTTCTTCTTGATGCCGGGTCCATATATATCCGAAGATAAATGAGCCGCCTACGGCCATCATAGGCCCGATAGGAGAAGGAATAATAGCAGATGCAAGTAATAGTGAGGATTGGGCAAGCATTCGCCATGTATCGGCATCTCCACCGCTCGGTAAGGGGACAACGAAATAATGCTCCCCTACTGCCGGGAGAATTTTGTCGATTGATTTGGTAAGAAATTCATTATTCCACAATACTATAAACTCTGCTTCGCTTTTGAGGTAATGCCGGAGCGAATAATGTTTTTTTCTCTCAAACTCCTTACAAACACCTTCATTGTCTCCGAAGGGGTCAGTGAGAAGCGTTATTTTAAAAGTATTTAACATAGCTTAAAGAATCCTGCTATTCTCGGTTTAAGGAAAGGCTCTATCTTCTGTATTGTAACGCCAGTTTTCTTCATAATATGGATTATCCTGCCATCTCCAATATAAACACCTACATGATTAACAAGTTTTGGATTATTCTTTATAGCAACAATTAATGGCGCATCACTGTTTGATGGGTTATCAACTCTGGGCCATGTCCTCATTTTATAAATAGCCATTGCATCGATATTAAATTCATCGTCAGATTTTATCCTGAAGTCAGGAAGCTCTTGCCCGAACTGCTTAAATACTTCGATTGCTAATCCCCAACAATCCAAACCGCTTAAATCTCTACCTTGGTCGAGGAACGGGACCGGCAACAAATACTGTAAGTCCATTAATTAACTCCTTCTGCAACACCGGGGCTTCCCCCGTATCTGTGGCTATTGTTCCTTAACCGGCAGTCGGCCAAGGTATGTCTACAAGTTGCGTAATCGCTACCAGTATATCCACACCGGGCGGCTCTCCCGTCAGTTCTTCCCGGATAGTTAAATGGATGTCGGCAAATGTTTGCAATATATCTGTCCCTCGGAAGCCTTTTATTAAGAGGACTCGATATTCCTAACGTGAGGGCAACATTTTTATTATCTGCAACTGTCTCCAAAATAGTAAAAGTCTCAGATACCGCAGGAGACTCATTCAGAAGCGCACTATTAACAACCATTAACGTAACGCCATTCCCCACAAATCCACCATTATCCTGAATCCATGAGTTTAAATAGAGGTCTGCATTAGATAATGAAAGGCGTATTCTTGGGATTTCACCCTGCATTGATTCTGTCACAGGCTCAACCTTAAATGGGAATCTCGAATACGTCTGACCGCTAAAATCCAAAAGAACATCTTCATTATTGTTAGTTAAGTAGAGTGTAGTTGAGTTAGATGCAACCAGTTCGAGCAATAAATACCATGCAGAATTAGTTGATACCTGATTTATTTTGTCCCAATAATCCGATGATAGTGATTTCACTATATTTCCTCTACGTTAAATTCCACAACCCATCGTGTATAATTCGTCTGTTTCCAAGTATGATACTTTACTGGACTCGAAAACCGAACCGTCCGTACTGAGCCTTCGTTATCAGTCCATGTGAATGTGGCAGAACCAACCTTCCTTTCTTCTGCATGTGCGAGGATAAGGTCTTTATTCGCAGTTGTAATACCGGTATATACTACCCGGAAAGCTCTTGGCATCCTTGTAAACTTCGCTCGGGAGATAACGTATCCACCCTCAGTAGGAGATTTTACGGTAGGGTCTGTTCTGAGACTATGCTCATAGTCAGATATGTCAGGAACAAGCGGTTTCCCACCAGTTAGAGTCGGGAAAGTAGTGGCCATTTTATAAATCCCTTAAAGTTTGTCGTAAATTTGAATTTGTATTTATGCCATCGATTAAAGCATCTATAACAAACTCATTCGGATTTGCTGATTTCCTTGCCGTAAGAGGAATCCCTGAATTGTTATTGATTATTATCTTTGAGGCGGCTCCGGTTACAGCGTCAGGAGTCGGAGAAGATGCTAATGCCCTGTAAATTCCAGAGGCATCGAATCCACCCCCACTTTTCATGGCATCTGAGACATATCCGTTCCCGAATATCTGATAGAACATATTCTTTGCGGCCATCTCCGCAAGGAACGAGATAAATGACTGTAAAATTGAATCAAACATATTGTCCATAAAATCTGCAAAGCTACTTCCGTGTTGCATCAATTTATTAAAGGATGAATCAAATCCATCAATAATATCTCTCTGTACGTTCTCGAACATCTTGTAAACTTGCGTGAAATCATCCATTACGGTTTTTGTTGATTGTCTCCAATGGGATGCCCATATATTAGAAATATCTTCACCGCCTATGCTTCCTGCTTGTGCGTAAGCCGGTTCAGCCCCCGGGGAAGGCAACGTAGGTTCAGGGCTTCCTGTAACAACAGCAGATAGCATACTAAGGAAGTTTGCAAGCTCAGGGGACACCTCTTTTAATTTACCCAATATGTTATCAAAATCAGAGATTGCTAAATCTGCCATACCGCCAATAAGACTTTTAGAGCCTTCCATGAATGAAGTAGTTGGGAATTCAAGCTTTCCCGTTTTGAGAAAATCAATCATGGTTGATAATTCTTCCATCTCTTGAGAGGTAAAGCCGCTCCAATTATTTTTAAGAATCAACCATCCTATACTGAAAATAGTTCCTATTTTTGCGAATCCAGTCCACATGGAATTTAATAAGTCTGTCCAGACAGCCTTCATAAGAAAAATTTTATTTTCCCAAACTATCCCTAGGTCATCAAGTAATACCGCAAATTTCCCGGTGAAATCGTTTGCTGTTAATCTCATAGCCTTAAACGCATTGCCCCAAGCCACTTGTAGCGCATAGAAACCTGCTACTGCGACAACAACGGGAGCAATAAGCCCTGAGAATCCTGCGGTGAGAAGTCCAATGGATTTAATCATAGTTGGAAGAAGTATCATTAACGGCCCGACAACAAGGGCAAGCCCACCGATAGCAGTCGTTGTTTTTATTATTGTCATAGCTAATTCACTATTTTCTTTTACCCATGATTTAACTGCATCAATCACCGGAATAGCTTGGTCGGCAAAGGCTCTTATTGTTGGAACAAGCCCCCGGCCAATCTCTCTTGCTAAATCTTGTACGCCACGATAAACCCGTCCAAGCTGATGAAGGAATGCGGCCATCTGTTTCTCCACAACAGCTTTCATTGTACCGTCAGCCTCAGCGAGACTTTGTGAATATTGCTGAAGTTGCTCTTTCCCATACTCGAATATTTTAATCTGACCGGCAATAGCCCTTCTGCCGAAAAGAATCTCGAAAACCATATTCTTGTAACGCTCAGAAGCGTTTCTTAACTGGAAATTAATGTTTCCCATAAGGTCAATAAATGGGCGCATCTCTCCTGTCGATGCATCATAAAGCTGAATTTCGAGAGCATGGATAAGGTCAATCATCTCCCGAGTAGGACTCATAAGGTTAGTGAATGACCGCCTGAGAGCAACACCGGCATAGGAACCTTTAATGCCGGCATTCGCCATAACACCGAGCATTGCGGCTACATCTGAGAGGGAGTTATTCGACATATTTGCTGTTGAGGATACATACGACATTGCTTTATCCAAATCAGAGAATACCTGATTGGATGTAATTACAGTTTTTACAAGGGTATCTGCGACACGATTCGATTTATCGAACGTGATATTGAAACCTCGCATAATATCAACGAGGCCTTCAGCCGCTTGGCCTACTTCAACAGTCATAGCTCTCGCCATGTTGTTTACCGAGGCAAACGACTGCATCTGCTCGGTTGCTTTGAGTCCGGCAGACCCGAGGAAGTAAAAGCCCCGTACTGTCTCTGTGGCGACTTTATTCAGGTCTTTAGACATCTTCTCAGCCATATTTGACATATCATCAAATTGCTGAGTCGTAACATCCGAAACAGCCAGAGATTCACGGAGAGCTTTATCGAAAGAGCCAATTTCCTTTACTGCAACACCGGCAAATCCGGTAATGACAGCGCCAAGCCTCGTTACATCCATACCGAGCGCACGTACATCCGCAGATACTTGTCTTTTCCCTTTTACCCATCCCGTTAAATCAAATCCCAAACGAGCAACTATCGAACCAACATTAAACGCCATTATCCTTTACCTTTCATCCCAAGCATAAACCATGTATCTTCTGACATTTCTTCTTTTGACTGGAACAATTCAAGCTGTGCAATAAAAGCATTAAAGCCTGTTTCTGTTGAAAATCCTGCCCGTACCGCAGATGCGGTTTCGGCCATTCTCTGCCTTTTGATGGCCCCGGCTTCCGCAAGAAAAAAAGCAAAAAGCCGGGGGTCCATTGATAAAAGCTCGTCCATCGTAAACAAACCGGGAAAAGTAGAGGCTATGACTGAGAATCCTCTTACTTTTCCCCGAACACGTTTTTTGATGCAAAAGCCTGTATTTCTTCAGTAAATACTTCTGTTATCGCCTTTGTGAAAATACCGAGTTTTCTGATGTCCGTTTTTTTGAACACCTTTGGGTCAACATCGACCAGTTTTGCAATAACATCCGCAAGGTCACGTTTACTGTCTTTGACATGCGAAAGTTCGCCAATAACATCATTGGGAAGGGACTTAATGGTATAAACTTTACCGTCAAGTGTAAGCACGATAGGCTCGAACATTTCTTCTGCAAGCTTATCAATGTTCAGAATTTTAGACATAAGAAAACTCCTTAAAGATTAAAAAACGGAACTATTAGATAGCACCTATATGCCATGTAAGTTTCGATGTGGAGTTCGGATATGATTTAAAAGTCGTCATATAAACTCTTTGGCCATCGTTATTATAGGCAAAATCGAAGCTCGGTTTCGGGTAGGACAGAGGAACAGTTAGCCAATAATCTTCTGAAGAAACTGCATTAGCGTGAATAGGCTTAATAATAAGCTCTTTCGCAAGGCTGTCTGCTACAACTGCACTTCCTACCATGTTATCATAGACCGCTACGTTACCTGATTCTCCACCGGAATTGCTTCCACCGGGGATAATTGAGGCAAGGGCGGCCAAAGTGAGCCTTGTGAATGGTACATCGACTTCCATCGGCATCTGGCCGGTAATAACACAATCCACCGGGGTACTTCCGAAAGAGGCCTCAAATACTTCGGCTTCTGTTCCAGAGAAGCGAACTCCCACACTGTCATGGTATTCGCCTACTTTAGAACTGTTCCACCAAATTTCACAATGACCCAAATCTCTTGTCGGGCCTAAAGGCATGATTATTCTCCTTATTAACCGTCCTGAGCAACGAGTTCAAGCCTAACCATAAGTTCCGGGTTATGCTTTTCATCATCACCAATATCATACGGTCTGCTTGCTAATATATTAACAATGTAAGTATCGCCACCAGAATAGGTTAGAGTTATTTGCTGTTTCCCATGTAAGGCGGTATGTACTGCTTCTGCGATGCTTCGGGCCGAGGGATAATCTGTGCCTCGAATCTTAACACGAAATACTTTCTGCACCAAGTCTGTTACGCCCGGTGAGGAATCAGGGACCGCATACAAATCTTCTTCAACAACAGCGCATAAAATAGGTGCGCCTTGGGGTCGCCTTCCCGGAAAAAGATTTGGCGTTAAGCCATACATAGTGAGACTTGAGACGTTCGCCCCGATATACTCTGTCAACTCGTTAATCATCTCAACCTCTTTTGTAGCGGCCTGAGTGCGATAGAAATATAATTTTTCCAGAACTCCATGAGTTTATTCTCAAGGAAATTCTTTTTTGTTTTATGAGTTTCATGTTGCACGGTAGAATAAGGTGCGTTCATCCCGAGAATTAAATCTAATCGCTTCGGGAATATCTTCTCTGTATGAGTCTTTGTAATGAAGTTTCTCAAAACTCTTTTCCCGGCTCCCTTAACAAATCTACGATACCTTTCAGATGTGGCAACAAGCTTCTTGTTTACGAATGCGCTCATAGAGCCTACCATTGCTGAAGTATCGACAGGAGCTTGAGGGGCTTTCTCTGCAATATCGGTTATAAACTGATTTGCGGAAAGCGTAAGTCCCTCAGTCAAGTCGTCAACAGAATCCTTTGTCACAAGCTTGTCAAAGCGCTTCATAAAGTCTCTGGCATCAAGTTCCATATTAATCCCCAAGGAACTATTGAACCCTGCAACACCCTTTCTGTTTGAGATATTTCCAATCACTCTTGCCATTAAGCCACCCAAATTTCAATATATTTCGTTGAAAAGTCTTTTTTCTTAACAATCTGTATTATTGCATGGTCCACACCATCAAAGATAACCAAATCCTCATAGGCGATATATCCCGTTCCTCTCGCAGAGAAGCCAGTCCTGAGAATAGTCCTGTTCCTGAGAGATATTTTCGCCCGGCTAATAACTTGTTCCCCCGAATCATCGATGGCCTGACGATTCTTATAATCAACTCTTGCCCTTAAAGAAATATCTGTTGTCGGGTTTTTTGACTGGAATCTATCAGTTCCATTAAACTGTTTCAAGGTAATGGTATCTGTAAGGTAAGGCCCTATCATAGTTTAACCCTTTTTTGCGTGTTGTCTGCAATATAATTCTGATTGTCCAAATCCTGCAACTCTTTTGCACCGATTCCCGGAAGCTGTTATAGATATACAGAGTCCCGGTTCTTTATCTTCTTCTTCTTCCTCAACCTCTGTTTCATCGTCCTCGGCTTCGCCAGTAGCCTCTCTCGTAGCTTTTTCAAATTCATCTTCCTGCGGAGTTTCCTGCGGAGCTTCCGTCAGTTCGGCAGTTTTGGCTTGAGGTTTATCGGCTTCCTTTTTTGGTTTAGTTATACCGAGTTCTTCAAGCTCCAATTTCTTTCTTTCAGGTGTTTTAAAAGGGTCGTTAAGAATACGGTCCTTTGCTCTATCAATCTCAAAGACACCTTCTTTGTTCAGGTCAGACATCGAAATTCCCATTACTTACTCCTTTCAAGTTTTTTATAATAATCCCTCTTAGCTATGCCCGTGATAACGGATATGTACTTGTATAGTAGCACTTGCCGTCTCACATTTGGCTCTATAGTAAATTGTCTCACCAGCGGGTACATGTTCAGCCCTAAGCCTTACCTGTTGTGTTGTTCCAATCTTAGTATCCTGTGCCATAAATCGCTGTCTTGATACTATTGTGTGTGCATCCCCATATGCAACCTCCACCATGTACACCTTATCCTTCACTGATGAGTTTTCCACCATCATGGAAGAACCGTGTACACCCGCTATAACTCCCTTAGACGATAAGGTAACGCTATTATTATCCACTATTTCTGCCCACTCGCCCCAGACATTATTGGTTCCACCGGCTGTGAGAGTCACAGTCTCATCGGTATCTTCCGGGAAGATGGTAGTAATATGTTCAGACTCTAATACAAGCTTGTCCACCTTCACATCTACAACAGCAAGTTCCGCTCCAGTGGAGGCATCATAAGCCACATTCGCATTATCAGCCTGTGTCCTCGACTGTGCCTGTGATATATTATTAAGTGCTGTTATTTCTGCACTCGTGGCAACGCCACTAATAACTTTTAAATTTTTCATATTTCACCTATGTTGCAGAGTTAGGGTCACGGTCAAGATTACCAAAAGCATCATAGCTTGTATTTTCTTCCTCATCTCTTTCCAGAGGAAGAATATATAGAGCGGTTTCTGTTGAATAATCACGAAGAAGTTCGTAGACGATGGGGGGAATGGCAATACCTTCAGTCTCACGATAAGTTTCTTTCACGATACCGGCAACCTTAACTCCCTGAGCCTGTAATCCAACACGAAGGTCGAGGTCTGGCTGATGCTGAAGGAGAAAAAGTGCATACTCAGATTGAGCATCTTTCATGTCTTGAGTAACAACTGCCGGGAAAGAGAACGCAGGGGTTCCGGTGAGCCATTTAAAAGCAGTAATGAGAGCCGGTATATTGTCAGAGCCATCGTCTGTCCACCATTCCCCGGCCTTGACACGCCCTTCCATATAGGAATTTGCCTCGGCTTCAGATTCCCAACTATTTGTTCCAATAACAATCGTTGCCGCCATGATTATCTCCTATGACATTGTTCCGTAATATGCCTTAACTGCTACTGTTGCAACTGAGCCTGAAGGGATAACAAATCCGCTTACAAGGATGTAAGGAGGCACTTTCCCCGAGTAATTCAAAAGAGTTGTTCCGTCAGTAGAAATTGTTGTGTCTAAATCATCTGCGGCAATATTGTCATATCCTACACCGTCAAGACTACCTTGCACCCTGCCTGTAACAGACTCGCCACTCGCAAGACCGGCTACCGTTACCTGAACCCATAAATCTCCAGAAAATGGGCATTTAATAGCTTCCGTTAAGCCATCGGTAAGAGGGAGAGAGATTGCGGCAAGGGTATTAAAATTCTGATAAGCATAATCATTCAAATTCATTTTAATTATTCCTTTCTATGTAGGCTTCGATACGTCCCATACCTTTATTAATATCATTAAGATTGATAATAAATATTTTTTGACCTTCACTGATAATATTAAGTTTTTCTACCACGCTATTTATGTCCATATCATGTTTTTCTTGGACTACTTCAATTTCTCGCTTGTTGGTTTCGGCACATTGAAGGGCTTCTAATACAACAGATTTGTTCGATGCCCTTCCACCGACATAAGTTAAGGCCATAATAAGTACTACAATAATGCTGATAAATACCTTACGGTCCCAAGAATCCGGTGCGTACCCCATATTACACTCCTTGAATATATTTAACTAACTCATCGTATTTTATCTTTTTAAATACTTTTATGTGCGAATCAGGGTTACAGTTATATATTGGCGGTATATGGATACCTTTACAGTGAGTATTTTGGAGTCGTTGGTAGTGCTTATTGAATAAGGTTGTATCAATCCCTATCCGGGTTCCTCGGGGAATATTCCTTAATTCATCGGCACGGTAGTATGAGTCTTTTTCGTTCACACCTTCTTTGCATCCGTCAACTCCAAACAAAAATATTTTACTCGGTAAGCCGCTAATTAGTATAGGCAGGAGCATCGAAAGAGAGTTTATTCTATCGGCCCCAATAGGCTCATATGTAATAAATACCCGTTCTCTGAATTTGTCAAGAAAAACATTGCCTTTATATACGTAACGTATTGCCTCTATTGTACTTATTAACAGCCTATCCTCTCCCTCTGATAGAAATTTTTCTATATCTATTGCCTTTCTCACAAATTCAAGCGGAGATGTGCAGTCAATAATATCAAACCTCTTCCCGATTCGCCCTAGAAGGTTGGCCTCAAGAATATTAAAATTATTTATACTTGCAAAACAAATATCCTTCTCTCTAAACAATTCAATATGTTTTTCGAGTTCTTTTATTGATTTGCCATGCAGGAGAACGCATACAGGCCTATTGTTTATGAGCGCCCTTAATCTTTCCATTCTTTCTCCGATAAAAGTCCTCGTATGTGCCTTCGAGTATTTTTCTTTTAAGCTTTGTCTCTATAATATTAACCATTTCTCCTGAGACATTCTCCCCAAACTTATCTTCGAGCATGTGAGTAAATCTCATTGTCGAATGATAGTCAATCCACGCCTTATCTCTAAAGGCAAGCACTTCTCTTGCCGAAACATGGTTTGTGGGTAAAGGCTGAAACTCATAAGAATATTGGGAATAGCCACTATAAGTTCTGGGGAGTTTCCATCTTTTCCATATGGCATATTTCTCAACCTCTGTCTTTGGATAAGCAACAACGCAGTAAAAGTTAGAGTATTCACAATTCAGCGCTATCGCAAAATCCAAAGTTTCGTGCATAGTTTTCATGTTATCTTCAGGAAATCCTAACATATAATTCCCGAGGACGTTTATGCCGGAGTCTTTAAGCATCTTTACTACATTTTCAATGTCATTGTTTGTGAAAGTACCTTTACTCATTGACTCTCTGATTCCCTGATTCCCGGATTCTATTCCGAGGCATATCCAATTTATACCGGCTTTTCTCATAAGCGGATATATATCGAGTTTCCACATAGTATCAATTCTGCCGTATCCCCAAATATTAAGGCCGGTCATTCCATTGGATATTATTTCCTCACAGAATTTTTGGAGCCAGTTCTGATTAATAATAAACAACTCATCCATAATCTTTATGTGACGTACACCATTGTCGTACAGAACCTTGAGGTCACTTATAACCTCATTAACTCCACGCCTTTTATATTTCTCTCCATAATATCCTTTTATAGCACAGAATTTACATGAGTATGGACATGAGATTGATGTATGTAGTGTTCCGTAAGGTGAACGTCTCTCAAGTCCCCATGCTTGCCAATTATGGCATTGATATTTTGATAAATCAAAAAGGTCCCATGCAGGAGTAATGTTTAGCGGAGAGAAGTTTAGTTTATTATGGACAGTAATATCTCCGTAAAGTGCCGAAGATGTTTTGGTAAATATTTTATTTATACCTTCCTGTTCCTGAATAAACGCAGAAGGATGCACCCCTGTTGGCCATATTTCTATTTTGTCGCACCCCATAAGCTTCCTGAGTTCATTTTTTTTTTCAACTGCCATGTCAAAAACTGTGACCTTATGACCTCTCTGCCGCAGATAACTCGCTCTCGTAGCCATCCAATGAGGCGGTTCTATTGCAGACAACATATTAAGGCTCTGATAGTTTTTAACCTTAGAGCTTGGCCGTATCAATCCGATTGTATCCATTCGATTAAGCTCTCCGTGTCAAGATGATGGTGCTTGAGAATGTTGTCTCTCCCACCGTAAACGTAATCATATCGGTTCGCTCCAAGGCAAGCGTAATGAATATCTTCATTGACACCGATTGCCTCGCAAACAGAGCCACACAAACCTTCATAGCAATGCTCGTCAATAACATAGACTTGTTTATCGTCAACCATATCGACAATAGTCTTGGCAGAAAATGGAAGTTTAAATATTTCTATGACTCCCACATTCTTATGCTTTGCTATCTCCAGAGCCTTGTGAACCATAGCACCGGTTGTAATAATGACCTTTTTGACCCCTTTTTTATGTTCTATAATACCGCTTTTAAAGGGATGCCTATCTTCATATTCAATATCCGGCAACTCTTTTCTATCAAGCCGAATATACGTTGGGCTTGCTTGCCGAAGAGAATTAACTGCAAGCCAAGAGGCCATCTCGTTCGATGAGCAGTTATAGACTGTCATGTTTGGCAAAAGTTTCATTATTGCCATATCTTCAACCGCATGATGAGTTGGTCCTGAATCAGCATAAGAGAAACCTGAGCCAACACCAACAATAGTGATTGGAATGTTCATAAGGCTTGCAACCACTTTAACCTGCTCGTAACAGCGTAAAGAGACGAAGGGCATGATAGCATACACGAAGGGATGAAAACCCTCTAATGCCATACCACAGGCCGTCAGAATCGCAGATTGCTCCGCTATTCCGGTGTTAATGTAACGATGTGGGAATTCTCTCTTGAAATTATCGAGCGCAGGAGCGCCCATGTCGGCAGATACGACAGCAATTTCATTATGGTTTTCCTCTGCCAACTCGAATACTCTTTGCCAAAAGGCATCTCTCATAGTCATTATTCTATTCCTTTCAGGCAAGCAAAGGCTTTCTTAGCATCATCTCCTGATGGAGCCATGCCATGCCATAGCGGAGCGTTTTCAAGGAAATTAACACCATTACCTTTAACTGTATGACAAATAAACACAGTAGGTCCAGATGTTCTCCCTCTTGTCCTTAATAATTTTGATGATATATCTTCAATATTATGCCCATCAATATCCTGTGTTTGCCACCCAAAGGCTTTAAACTTTGCACCTAAATCAAGCAATTGGCACATATCCTCAGTAAAGTCAGTAGCTCCGAGCCGGTTTCTATCAACGAGAGCAACGAGGTTATTAAGATTCTGATGTTTTGCGAGTGTGGCTGACTCCCATATTGAACCTTCGTAGCATTCAGCATCACCGAGAAGGCAGAACACCATAGGTAACTTCCGCTTCAGTTTCAGAGCTAATGCCATTCCTGCGGCTACTCCGAGGCCATGCCCGAGACTTCCTGTTGTAAGCTCTACTCCCGGGACCGTTTTTTGTAAATGGACCGCAAAGTGACCATCTTTTTGATTAAATGTTTTAAGCCAATCTTTCGGGAAAAAGCCCATATCCGCAAGTGTTGTATAGAGTATTGGGCTTGCTTGCCCTTTCGATAAAATAAATCTGTCTCTACCTTCTGCTTCCGGTTCGAGCGGATTGACATTTAATATACCCCCATGATAAAGAGCAACGAGGATTTCTGCGATACTGAACGAGCTATTTACGTGGCCTGTTCCGGCATCGCAACACATTTTGAGTGTATCATACTTTATCTGCTCTACTTTCTTACTGAGCAGAGCTATGGTCTTTTCTGACATCTTGAACCCCTTCCCCAACGAGAAGATTAATTTTATTTTTTAATGTAATACGTTTCGCATTTACTTTCCGTATTTGTATAGCCCTGAGTCCGACTTCCAGAGGATTATCATCGAGTTCACCCTTACGTACCGCAGATTCGAGGTCCCATATCATTGCGTTTATTGCGGTCATTTCATTGAGATAATCAGAGAGGTCTATCTCAGGATGAAGGGATTGTAAATTGGCATATCCTTGCCTAAAAAGGTCATGCTCTTTAATGTTCTCTGGCTCACCTATTCTCCGTTCCTTTAAGTGCGCTATAGAAAACCTATCAATAATATCTCCGGCATCTCTTTTCATAATTCAATCCTTATTGAGTCGTCTGGATGAGGGGTCGATATTGAAATCAATGTCAGCCCTGCCTCTCCTGCTCTCAGCCGGTGAGCCACATCAGGTTTAATGTGGATAGATACTCCTGCCGCATAACGCTCAGATAGCGTGTCCCACTCAATTATCAATGAGCCATTGAGTACATATAATGTCTCATCTTTTTTTTCATGCTTATGGAGACTCGTAAAGTCCCCGGGGTTTATGATGATTATCTTGCCAATATACAAATCATTCTCGGCAATCCAAATCTCACACCCCCACCTTTTCATTGTTGTTTTCATTAGATAAAGTTCCGACACATGGGGTCGGCTCCTGTGAAAAGCTGTTCGCATTGTTCGCAATATACGCCAAAAGTACAGCGAGTCTTGCATTTACTCGGGGTTCCACCAAAGATAAGCTTCTGATGTGCTTCTTTCCCCCAATAAGACTTAATTCTTGAAGGTTCCGGGTAATGACTTCCAAGTTCGTATTCTGGTTGTCTTCTTTGGTCAACACAATAGTAAACCTTCCCGTCAGCGCATAACTGGATACAGAGTGCGGCTCCGTAGCAGTTTGTGAAGTTCTTTGCAGGATGGAAGTTCTTATCGAATTTATGAATGACCGTAAAGACCCGGAAAGAGTCTGTTTCGAGTTCATGGCATTTCTCCATCTGCTCTTTAATCTTTTCGACATTGACATTGGCAAGTTTCCCGGAAAGGTCTGCACCCATACCCTGATGTCGGAAATCCATAGGCCGGGCATGAAAATCCCTAACACCCAAATCCTTTGCCAATTTACAAGCTTCGTATATTTCATGTTGATTTATAGAGGAAATTAAGAACTTAAAAGCTATGTCAGTGTCAGAGTTCTTCGCTGTGAGCTTTTTTATGCTACTTATAACGCTGTCATACATATCAACGCCTTTGAGTGCTAAGTATGTTTCTTTTGTCGCAGAATCAAGGCTTATACCTATCCATCGGCACAGAACAGAAGCATCAATCAATTTATCAGTAAATGCTATACCATTTGTTGCAATTGATGATTCCATACCTTTGAGAGATGTGTGTACCAAGGCATCACTTAACTTAGTGTGTAGCGTAGGCTCTCCCCCACCCCCGAAACAAATTGCCTTCACTCCCCATTCTCCGAGGAATCCGATAAGGTTCATAATGTGTTCATCGGTCATTCTCTGAGGTCGCCCATCGTAATTATGGAGATACCGGCTTGCATTACAGTGCTTGCAATTTAGGTTGCATGCATGAATAGGGTCAAGGCTTGCCTCGATTGGCGGCAAAAACTCTTTGTTTATAATAGCCTTATAATGGTCTTGGTACAGAAGTCCTTTCCAAGAATTAAAGCTGTTGAACTGGTTTTCTTTTACCCACTCTTTCATGGATTTTTTCTCCCAATAAGGTTACGTCTGTTTTAAAGTATTCTGCAAAGTTCTCTACCGCATGTTTACTATATTTCTTAGCGATTCTCCCAACATTTTCAGCAATCTTATCATTTGGGACACCTTCTGTGCGGTGAGTTTTTGTGTGAATTTTAATATTAAGCAAAGGGCAATACCGATGAATTGCATTATACAATCTTGCCAAATAGATGTCGGCTCCGTGAGCCGGGTACTGTTTGGGGAGTATGAAATTTACTGCCTCACATGCTTCTCTTGTGATAATTGGGAACCATCCCCATAACTTGCCCTTAGCTTCCTTTATTGAGGGCTTATTCGATGAAGTATCAATGGCAAATGCACAGCATATACGGTCAGATTTACCAATAAGATACTTTTCTATTCCTTCAATCACAAGTTTATCCCAATCTTTTGTTATCATAATTACATCATCACCCATAACCCAAAAATAATCACCATTCAACAGTCCTTCTCGCCATAGCCAATTATAATACATATCTGATATATTCTCATTCCTTCCCCGGGAGACTATTCTGATGTCGATAGCTGTATATTGAGCTTGATATTCAAACAGTGATTTTCTCGATACTATATCGTCATTATCTATAACTAATATTATCTCGAATGAGAAGAAATCTTTTGCGGTTTGGTTCACGCTGTTAAGAAATCTTCTCACCAGTTCATGCCGGTTCCGGGTGGGGATAATAATAGATATTATTTTCTTTTGGCTATCCATGTGGCCCTGTGATGCTTTTTGTATTCCTTGGAAGGAATCTGTTTAACTACCTCAAACCCGTTTGCGCTCAGGAGCGCCCTGAGATATTTCTTCGTAGGTTTCGTAAGGAAGCGCCATTTGCCACCATGCCGTTCTTCAAGAAGTGCCGGTTCCGCATGAGGGTTGAAAATAGTTTCAATAACCAAGGTTTCTTCGCACATATCACAAAGTACCTTAACTATTTTTGCATAGTCAGTTTTCGGAAATTTGTGGATAACCCCTAAGCACATGACAATCTGAAAAGGCTTTGATGTAAATGACGTTGATAACGAATACGTACCGCAAGCGATTGCCACGCTCTGTCTCTCTGACATTATCCTTGTTATTGCCGAAGCATCTTTCCTTTCTTCAATAGCGGTAGCCATTGCACCCCTGAAGGCGAATCTCAATGCCATAAGTCCAACATGAGCGCCAATATCGACAAGGGTTTTCCCGTCCACATCAAGTTGTTCGCAAAACTGATTCCATTTAAGGTCGCGGTGAACAACGAGGTCGAAACTTCTCGGCTCAAAACCGCCCTTCTCTTTCATAACTTCATGGAAGGCTTCTACGGATAAATCTGCGCTTTGAGTCTGTTCCATTGTTACTCTCCCTTATTTACAGTTTTAAAACTCATACCCCATGTAAGATTCTTTCTTTTTCGCATACTATATGTCTGAATATCTCGGCTTTTATGGATTCTATTGTGTCGATGCGTTTCATCTTCAGGGACTCCTGTGCATGGATGATGGTGAATAAGAGTGGGGCCTCTACCAGTCCATGCTTTATCAACAATTCTTGCATAATCCTCAAGTTCTTCGTCAATATAAAGACATTTGTATTCAGGACAAAAAACATGATTATTAGGGAATCTTTGTATGAATTCCTTCCCGATTGCTCCAAATGCAAGCCGGTTGTCGGTATTTGGGATATTTTTCTGATGAATACCAACAACTCCATCAAAATCCTTAATAAAAAATTTGAAAGTCTGCCCAATAAGTCTCAAGCAGTTATGTTCTATTTCGACATCATCATTAAGGTAAACAAATACATCACCATTAAAATTATGTTCAAGATAATAATTCCAAAAGGTAGGAGCAGTATATTTCTGTTTATACATTATGTGATTAATAAAATCATCTCTGTATTTTTCCCCCATTTTCAACCATTCATCCCTGATAGAATAAAAGATATTGAGATGGACACCCGGAATCCAAGCCTTACGTATCGACTCAATACATTTACCAAGCTTTTCTTCTCTCTTGTATGTAGGAATTACTATTTCAATTTTCATTTTCTCTCTTAGTCTGAAGATGTTTGTTCATTTTATAAACAATATCCAAGGTGAGTTGTCTCTTATTGGTTTAATTTTAAACTCTTCCATAAAATGCTTTATTGCGAGTGAGGCTTCCCATGTTTTTTTAGGATACCAGTCATGGCATAATATCAAACCACCTTCCGAGGTATGTCCCCAAATCCATTCCAGTGTTTTGAGTGTCGGGAAATAATGGTCGAGGTCTACATGGGAAAAGGAAAGAACTAAACCTGACTCAGTTTCCAAACTCTCTGGAAGAAAGCCTTTATGGATGATAAAATTATCTTTTTTTGATTCTTTTAATCTCATAGAAAATCTATCTACATCCATTTTCATACTACCCTTTTCGTAGTGGCATTCCCCTTTCGGGTCAGTATCTTGGGGGGTTGGCTCTGCAAATCCCTCAAAGCTGTCAAAGGCATGGGCTGTTTTATTCTGTATTTTAGCCTCTCTAAGTATCCGCATGAAGTTATTTCCGGCATGAACACCAAATTCCGCAAAATCCCCATCAATATCTTTTACTGTTTTTAAATACTTAATCACTTAAACCCCCTACTGTCCTTCGTTCGATGTCTATACCATCATATTTATAATTATATATCTCTATACAACTAACATCAGTAATTGCTGTGAATTTATGGAAGAATCCTACTGGTATTTCCCGGGGCGGTTGACCTGCCTTGATAGTAATAGTCCTCTTTGTATCATCCTTCCACCAAAAATCTATTTTAAGAGTGCCTTTAATCACATGGAATATATTGGTTTTTTGATTGTGCTTATGCTCTGAGCAGTAGCCGCCCTTCTTAATATCGAGATAATGTACTGTTGAGGTTGAATTCCTAAATATCTCAACGGTTGTACCCCATACTTTTTTCTCTGGTTTACAATCCCACTGAGGGACCCAATCCGCTCGGCTACTGAATTTTGTTGTGGGAGATGCACAATCAGCATAAACCATCACATCAACCGTGCGTTTTAATTTATGAGCTACCGCAATCCTATGCCCACCATTTTCAATCCACCGGCACTTTTTACAGTAATATAATGGCTCAAATTTCTTTTCATCGAAGTTATCTACTATGCTATTGACTTTCTTTGTCCACCTTTTATTCTGAACATCTTTAGTTCTAAAAGAAGCATCGACAGCCTGTTCATCGAGACTTACATTTGTTACAAGGGTATCTGCCGGATATTCATAAAGAGATGAGCCTTCTTTATATCTTATGATATGTTTCATTGGCCTACCTCTCGCTTTAGATGTCGGCTTGCTTGGTAGAATTCAATAACAGGTTCTCCAAGTTCTGACATTGAATCGAATATCTGACAATACGAATCTGGAAGTTTAATAAAATTAATATTGCTCTTATTGCGGTCTAACACTGTCTTGAGATTATGTTGCTCCATTGCAATTCTGGCAAAAGAGTTTTTATTCTCATTTATCCATTCCTCTACAAATCTATGAGTCTTGTTATTGTTTTTTAAGAAGATAGCTCCACTGAGCAGTTCTATTCCGCTCTGCCTAGGACTCTTTTTGTATTGACTCCAATCGACAATACAGACAGATATATCGGCTTTTGTTTTTAGAAGGAAGTCTGGCATTTGGAAAACAGCGCTGTCGGCATCGAGCCAGACAATGTTTCTGCCGGGGTGCTTATCGAGCATTTCCTTCAGGAAGGTTGCCTTATAATAAGTATTTTTCTTCCATCCCCCGAGGCTGTCGATTCCTTGAATATCATAATCAAGATTAAAATTATTGAGGGAACCCATGAGACGATGAGCTTCTTTCTCATATCCGGTATTTTTTGTATAATATGAGACAAAGAGAGGCTTTTCTTCTACCTTTATTTTTTTCTCATTCAGTACATTTTTTACCTCATCAAACTTAAAACACTTCAAGGCTGATTCAGGATTTAGATTAATTACCTTTATTCCTCTTTTCTCCCAAGCAGGAGCGACTTCATGTAGATAGTCCCGGAATGTTTTATAGACACCTTCGCTCTGTTTGTCAGGGTATCCATCATGGAACCATCTTTGATTGCCCTTACCGTCACCTTTCATATCGAATCCGAGAAGGTATATTTCCTTTGCCCCGAGTTCTATTGCGAGATTAATAGATGCGTGGCCGGAGTTCGTTCCACAAATGCCGAGGTCCGGGACCGTAAAAATATTATCCGGGAAACAGAAAGTTCCGTTATTAAGCCATACCTGATAGCCCCCAAAGTTTTCATATCTAATCCGGGCTTCCTCTCCCAATTTGCCTCTTACGAGCCATCCCCATACCCTTGTGTCCATAGAAAAAAGGATTGTGGGGTCATACTTCTCTATTGCCCTATTGATGCCAATAGAAAGCTCACCTTCGAGAAGCTTAAAGTTGAAGTCTTTCAGGCTTGGGCCGCCCCCGACTATAAAAACTCGTTGATTTGCCCATGAATTTCGAGGGACAGCATCAAAAAAGATTTTCGATTTTGCGAGATTGTAATTTAATATTTCCTGATTAGGACTTAGATTAGGATTCTGTGCCAGATTAGGCCATTGCCTGATACGGTCAAGACGGGTTTTTTCTTTGATTTTATTGAGAACACGCTTGTCGGACATTGTAAGAATGGGGGATTGCTTTTCTGCGGCATCTTTGCTTTTTAATTGGTTTTCTTTGATTCTTTTATTCTGTAAAACTTTCTTAGTGTCGGACATGCGAACGATGGTCATTGTGAATCCTTTTCTTTAAATGAGGGGGGGATATTCTCCCCCCCCAATCTTAATTAAGGCGATGCAAATTACGATGTTGAACAGCGAACGAGTTGTTTTGTTTCTCCAATCGCTCCACCGTACCGTAACCATCCTGCAACGAGGTTTGCATAAGCTAATACGTCAGGCTGACCCGTAAGAGTCAAATCCATTCTGTATCCACCCATCATCTTCCGTTTCGGGAGAATTACATAATACTCTGTTGAACTCGAAAGCATCGTTGTGTATATGACCCGGACGTTGAAAACTGAGTGTCCAGTGCTTCCTGCATACGGCTGTTGAACCAGTCCGAGCGCTCTTGCAAGCCGCTCTTTGAGTTCCACAGGAGCCAAGATAATGAACTCGGCATCCGCAGTTGCATCAGCAAAGAGATTACGAGTACGGCTAAGAATATCCGTACAGGCTTGATTGATGGTGCGAATATCCCTCAACGGAACATAATTCTCGTTCGTGTTGGGGATAGCGCCTTCAACCACTCTCCATTCTTGGTCGTATGTTGCCGCAACCGCATCGATAAGAGCATAGAAGTTTGTAGCCCGAGAGCTAAAAGCTTTATTCCTGAACGAAGCGGCAGTATTTTCGATGGTCCACCAATGATTGTCGTCAAACCACACTTTCAACCATTGTAATGCTCCACCGTAGAGGTCAAATGTTACGGTTTCCCTTGCACCTGACATCTTGTAAACTCGGGCTTTATCGCCCTGCTCGACTTTATTAAAGGATAAGCCGTCTGCAATATCATCGATGTAGAACCCTGACTCCCGGGTTCCTGTGAAATCGATAATGTCAAAGACTTGCTCGTAACCTCTGTCAAAAGCCGTAAGCTGTTGATATTTTCTGATTGCGGTAAGAACTTCTGCCGGGAAATCACCGGAAGCTGTGAAAGCCTGAGCCGGATTGCCATGTCTCGAATAAGCTTCAGCCATAACTAAAGCTTCGGGAGAACTTGGGATGTCAAAAAATGCTTGGATTGCTCCGTACACTTTTCTAACATCATTCGGGTTGTATAAGTTAACACCATCCCAATCAGAAACAATTTTTCCTTTAAACATTTTGTATTGTCTCCTAATTAACTTACAACTCCGAGTGCGCCAATAAGCGTGATTTCGACAGTAGTATCACCAACAGCACCGTTTTTCTGAACGATACCGCATGGAGTATTGCCGGATGCGGTTTGTGTAACCGTTTCTGCGGAAGAGTCGAAATAGACTTTACAGCCCACTTCCCATACTCCCGAATCTCCGGCTCCTGATGCCATAGCCGCACAGGGAACAACAATACGAGTTGCTTCCCATACGAATACATCTGCGACACCAGTTGCCTTTGTGGACACAAAAACACCGACAACATCGTTGATTTTAGCCATATCTCCGGCTGTAACACCCGAATGACCGTCATACTCAAAAACTGTATAAGTATCACCGAGAGTTGAGGACCGGAGTTTAAAGGCAGTACCACCGATAGCCATCTTTTACACTCCTAAAAGGATTAAAAAATTAAAGTATTACATAAATAAATATTTAGACAATTTGGGCTGCTTTTTCTGCCGCACCCCCCGGGATAAGGTTGTTTTTACCGGGGTCAGATAGGTCGCCTCTGAACGGAGCCTCAGATGTTTGGTTTTGGGGGTTAACGTGTGCGTTCGTCTCATTAGTTTCAGTGTTTTGCGAATTCTCGTTTTCTCCCACAACTTTCACACCCAAAATCTCTGCTACCGATTTGAGCTTTTCCAACCCGGTATCAACAAACTTATTCAAATCTTCCTTCATTGTTGCTTCATCTGTGGCTTCGGTTCTGAAATTAGTAAGTTCAGAAGTTAGATACTTCGCCTGTGGTTCAGGAAGCTTTCTTTCACCGATGATAGCACCGAGGACACCCGTTGATTTAAGTACGAGGTTTTCGGACTTCAGAGTTTTTGTCTCTTTTGCATGTGTTTCGTCTGCGGAAGTGATTTGGCCTTTAAGTTCGTCCATCTCTTTCAGGTGTCTTTGGTTCTGATTCCACAAATCATGCTTTTCGGTTTTGATATGCTCGACAACAATGTTGTCTGCCTTGAGCGTCTCAGCATCGAAAATGTCAGAAGGTTTGTGTTGACCGGTTGCAACTGCATTCTTAATGTCTTGGATATTCATTACATTGTTTCCTTCTCCGGCAAAGGCTTGCATAGCCCCCACCAAGGTTGCTTCAGGAAATCCCGGTTTGTCTGTGGCTGAATTACCGAGTGCTATTCCTGAGATTTTGTCTATTGCAACAGGCCAATTTGCCACGCCATCCGTTTCAGTTGCAATATTCGTTTCTATCGAGGCGACATTAAACGGTTTCTGTTTAAATTGAGGATAAACATATACTGCGGCAAGCACATTCAGCTTATCTCCAATGTTTTGAAGCGACTTTCCAACAACTTCTCCAATCTTGACCCTTCCTTCATGCTCGTTTCCAGTAGGCTCATGCTTCTCAAATAGCGGAGTGCTGATTGGAAGTTTTTCATAAATGGCATTTACAGCGCCTTTTAGGAAAGTTGTAACCCTGTGTCCCATTCCCGGGAAAGTAAGATTGGCATCGCCTTCATGCCCAACCGAAAATACTTTAATCTCGGGATGTTCCTCTTTTGTCTTAATCTCATTAAGCTTTTGAGGGTCTACTATTTCCTCAATTTCTGCCTGAGACATCGCTTGCGCTGTTGCCAGAAGGGATATTTTCATTGTTTGGACTCGTTTGGGTTAATTGTTTTTTCTTAACATCTACTTCTATTTTCTTAATTTCCTCTTTAATATCAATATCAGAACTCAGGAATGATAACAATGTTTCCAGAGAGATTGCATTCGCCATATACATCGGGAGATAAGTGTCTCCAATAAGCCTTAGCTTTTCAGAAGATGAGAACGGTAAAATTGCATTCACGGCATCAGGTCTGAGGTTTTGTTTAAAATTCTCATTATACATAACGATTGCCTTCTCGAAAAGCTCATCATATCCTGATACCCATGTCTTGCGCTCTTTGGTTGTGGAAAGTTCAATAAGTTCAAGAAGATTCTCTGCGGTGGCTCTGTTGCTCAAAAGGTCCGGGTATCCTAAAAAGTGGACAGGTACACCGGTTGTGCCTGATATAATCTTTATATCACCCTGAATTGCTTCCATGATGGTTGTATATCCCTCACCCTGATAGCCTTCAAGCGTGAACTGTGCGGTAGTTACAATCGTCATGCCTAAGCGCCAGTTGATAGTATTTAAGACGTTTCGCAACTGTTTAGCCTGAGCTTCAGACTCTACCTTAAATACAGGGGTCGGACTTGCATAAAGATGGTTGTTCTTTCTCCAATCGAACAATTCTTTATCGAGATATTCCATGTGGGCAAGAACAAAGGCAACTTTTGGGGGAGTATTATTCACCATTGAGGCAGTACCACCGAACTTCAGATAAACAAATTCGGGTTCAGCGTAATCAAAATTCTTCGATGTGTCAGAGCTTTCGTACTGCGCCCTGACATAATGGGAAAAATCTCCCTTCTCTGCGGTCACTTTATATGGCGCTTCCTTGTAAGGCTTTAAAACAACCCTGATATTCTTTTTCTTTTCATCCGGGGAGATATGTAGAAGTGACTTACCCTCAAGTTCACTCATTGTAGCCCATTCGTGGGGTCTATCCTCATTGATGTTGTTGAATTCCATGAACTCATTGATAAATTTAAGCTCTCTCTCTATATCGGGATATTTTTTAGAGCTTCTTACCTGTACGCCTGAGCCAATTTGGAAAGCAGACCGAACATCTACGATATTTTTGCATATCATACATCCCCAATCTGCCGTGAGATTGTATTTGTTACTGAGTGCATTTATTTGAGAGGAATAAGTGTTATAGGGGTTTCCGGTGTAATGCTTGTTCTGAGCGTCCACATCCTGCACATTGGATAAAGCAACGTCAACTGTAGCTTGCATAACTTTCATGTGTTGTCGAAGGAATTTAAGGCTTCTATCGGATTGAATTATCCGATATTCTCTATCGAATAACTCAGTTGCCTTACTGAGAATATTCATAACTTGCCCACATTTAAGTATAGTTAAGTTGCTATATAGCTATTTGTAAGCAAATTATATTAAAGAATCTTTTTTGTCAAGCACTTTTTTATATTGGATTCGTATCATGGTCTAAAACTTCGGCCCCTACGTTACCGCCTCTGGCAATTTTCACATCGACAAAATATCTTATTTCATCCATTGTATGGTCCATTGCTTTTACGATTACATAATTACCGGCAGGAAGCTTCTTTACTTTGTAGCTTGCAAATTCTCTGCGGCATTCCTTGCAGATTCTATTGAAAAATATTTTAGGGTTCCCGAGTGTGGGGCTGAGTGCTGATTTTACATTCTCTATTCCGGGGTCAACATCAGTATTTGGAAGGTTCACTTCTACATTCAACCCACTGAGTAAAAATTCATCTTCCCATTCCTCAATACAATCAGGCCGCCTCGGGTCTGGAATCATTTCTACTATATTCTTCCACCAAGGCGCTTTCTTGCACTCTTTTATTACTTTACCGTTGGTAGTTTTAGCCTTAAAGACTTCCGTAACTCTGATATACGCATCATCTCCGAGTTCAGGGGGCGCTTCCTGCCATACACCTACCGAGAAAGGGTTTGCTCCCCCAAAGTCAACAGAAATATATACGGGCGCTGAGAGGTTAAGCCTTGCATTTACTAAATGTATTTCCTCATCCCATTCTTCTTGATATACCAAGTCTCCACGACCTGTTTTTATGCACAACCAATCTCGTTGTATTGAATCCCATGAAAGGGTATTGAGCTTTTCAATGAAGTCCTGAATCTTGTAATACCCATCTGCTTCCTTCATGTGTTCCCCCGGACAGAAAGAGGCAAGGGGGCATGTTGAACATTCAAAATCTACACACGCCTCAAGGCATTCCCATACGCAGTACCGATAAACTTTATGACCTTTTTTTGCGGCCCGAGCGATAGCTAAATCCATCTGACCGTTCACATGATGATTTGTACTGAACATTCCGAGGACAGAGGGATGCCCAAATTTTGACTGAGGAATAGACAGGGCATACTCATAGATGATGGGGTCAATCTCATCAACCTCATCGAGCTTGAGCGATATTGTGTGAGGGCCTCGAACAGATTTTGGGGAAGCTGTAAGGATAGAGACTTTTGAGCCGTTCTTTAAATTGCCAGACTGTTTCAATAGCCCGGGATGCTTAAACAATTCTTTTTCTGTGTTTGTGATGTCAACAAATTCCCTCATAGCATCATAAGATAATTGAGACTGTCCCTCAGAACCACCGAGAATCTTTGTGGAGTAATTTGGCTTCGTAATTGATTTATAGAAGGTATCAAGTCCACCATAGATATACGTCTTTGAACCGCCCCGGTTCGCCCATATCACATAATAATTTGACTTATCAAGAATTAAATCACAGAATATATCAAAAGGGGATATATGGTTAGGGTTTACAATAAGCTCCCCTGTCTCCCTGTCGGTAATTCTGCAATTAACTTTCGTCCCCACTACTGGCCGGTTCATCGCTTTCAGGAACAGCATCACTTCCGTTACTGTCTTTGCCGGTTTCAGAATCAGCCTGTTCAGTATATCCTTCCTCAATATCTTTTGGGCGAGAGCTAAGGAGTTCGATTTTTTGTTCATCGGTCATTTTTCCTAATTGTTTTTTCATTTCATTTTCTGCTCGGGACTTACCATCTTCATCCTTCCCGGCCAGTTCGATGTATAGCTTGATAAGTTCCTTCTCTGCATTCACTAAATCAAGAAAATCCTTTGCATGTCGTATGTCAAATGTTGGGACAAGTTTTCCTTCTTCATTGACAATAAAACAGCCCTCAATCACTTTACTTATTTGGTTCACTACTCCCCTGACTTGCGTCTGCCCCTCTACCTCGTTAATAGTAGGAACTGGGTTGCTTAATGAGCTATCCATGCCACGCACATAGTCACTTGCTTCAATAACACGTTGCCGCCAGTTAAAACTAAGCGCCCATTTCTGGACGCTCGTAATTGTTGTCTTAAAAGCCTCTGCAACGAGTCGATATGTACGCTCCGGCCCAAGCTCAAGATAGTATTTATAGGCCTTCTTGTGTTTGTACTTCTCAGTTTTGAGAAGGTGCATATAATCAATCTTCGGCTGTGTTGAGGCTGTATCCGTCTTTTTCTTTTTTACCATCCTGATTTTCCTTCCCTACCCGAATTGCAACCCACGAACGATACATTTTAAGCAGGGCCTTATCCGGGTTTTCTGATTTTTTTGCAACATGATAATCTTTTAGGAATTGCTTTACCTTAAGAATGGGAACATTCTTGTCTTTCATTTCCTCATAAATAAGGTCATAAAGCCATTCAACATCTTCCATTACTTCCCGTTTTACATTGATGATAATATGGGGAAGTTTTGGTTTTACAATTTTACGTTCTTCTAACATGGTTTTTTAATCCTTTTATTCCTCGCCAGTTCATTTTTGATAGCACAGAGAATAAAGTGATGGCGAGATTTATACTTATCTCTATGCTTGCTAACCGATGCCTCAATATCATCGCTGAGTTCTGCTGTCATGCTTACTGATACGGGGTGAATCTTTGTTGCGGCCATAATTACTCCTTTATTAAGTCTTTAAGTGTGATTTCCTGTATCCTCGGAGTCCATTTACGGGCTTTCATGCCACGTTTTACTTTCAAATTTCGCCAACTCCATATTTCTATACGACAACCGGCCTTCAGCCAAGCTCTTGTATTTTCAACCTCATCAACCGTTATCTTTTTTACGTGAGACTGAAAATCCTGTCCGCATACCTGAATGCCAAGAGCATATTTATCTAAAACTAAAATATCAATAATGTTTAGCAAATCATATTTTTTACCGAACGGCATTGGGTATTTTCCAGTAACCTCAACTTTTCGATGGAATACGCCTTTATCTTTAAGGACCGCCAATGTTCTCTGCACCGGGGATGTGCTTGCCATTATTTTACCTCATCGGTTATTACTTCAACATCCATACCAAAAGCATCCATCAAAGATTCTTTTCTTAAATCATCCCTCATTAACCGGCCTCGGACATACTCAGTTGGAGAGTAAAGGGACACAACCTTATCTTTTTCAGAGATAAACCGCAGGGGGTCGATGAGTAACTTCATGTTTTCTTTTGAGAATTCAGCATTAAGCAGTTCATAAGCCTCGGGATGTGAGTCTTTAATGCCCTTTCCTTTTTTTATTATCTTTTGTTTTTTTAGTGACTCTTTATCCTCATCTTTTTTGTTAAACAGGCCGACATCAAGCATCTCGTCCTTATGGTATTTGATATACTTGTCCTGAATGTTTTGAGGAAGGCTTTTTGCAATATTGAGCATCCCAGTCCTGATGTGGGTATTGCTTCTTTTCTGATGTTTATAAAAATTCAGGATTATAATATATCCATCATCAAACGCCATTTTTTTGTCTTTAATAAAAGCGTTTATTATCTCCCTTATTTTCTTTTCGGGAATGGATGTGTCGTAAGAAATGCGCTCGGCAGTAATCTCAAATATGCCAAGTATGTTTGACATAGAGCTTGTAAGTAGGTTAATAAACACTAATTTGCCATCAACGTCAAGCTTCTTTATATACCCATCTTCCCAAAAGAAAGTATTTACATATCGATTCGTACCCTTCATCATCCCCCCATTTCGATAGTTGCGTATTCTTTTATTTTCTCTCCGAAAACGTCACCGAAGTCATTGTCTATTTTATCCTTGGAAAATGGGGTCGTTATAATGGTCTGCCGATGCTCAAAATACCGGGATGAAATAATTTGATAAAGAATATCTCGCCTGTGTTCTGTTAGTTTTATTGAGCCAATATCTTCGAGTACAAGTAAATCATAATCGACAATTCTGTTTGTTATGATGGCGTAATCTTCATCGTTTGCAATTTTCTGCTGAATGAGTGAGTATAATTGAGGCACAGACTGGAACCAACATTTATAAGGCCGGTTCTTACCGTATTTTAAGAGAAGCCCTATTGCTAAATGAGTCCTGTCTTTCCCGTTAATTATCAGACATTCGTTGGCTACAACTCTTGTTTTTACTTTTGAGGTATGGTCAAATGTGAGGTTTTCGAGAGTCATTGAATGTAAACCTGACGGGATTCCCATTTTTTCACAGAGTTCGGGGATACCCGTACTTTCAGTTATTTTCCCTTCGTAATTCTGTTCCTCTAATCGCCATCTCCTAATAACTGCCTGATAGTCCTGACATTTACTGTTCGCACAGAACCATCTTGGCCACCCTATTTTACTGTCAGGGTCGTTGATTGTATCTTCATACATCTCTTGTCCACATACGGTGCATTTAGGCTTTTCACCCCACGCAAGAGACGCAACCAACTCTGCCCTACCCTCACATATTACCCCGATGTTCTTTCTCACATCGTCAGGGTGTTTTTTTATAAAATTATTTATAAGTTTTATGTATTTCCGTGAGAAATACTCATGCTTTTTCATTATCTTCCTTCCTACATTCAACCATTATCTGAAATTGAGTGAGCTTATTAATAACATAATCTATTTCATAAAGTTCTATTATAACCACACTTGAATTATGGGTTATAAAAACATGCTTGTCATTAAATGACTCGACTTTAATCATTCTATAGGGTCGATGTTGACTGTTATTTTTTTGCCTCGCTTAACTTTAACCTCATAGTTTCCGCATACAAAATAATCCAAGTTTGCGGCTTTAATAATGTCCTTCGCTTGCTTATCGACAGTATCAAACTCTTTTTTTACTATCTTTAATGGATGGCGCTTATCAAGGATAGCTTCAAGCTTTGTGTCAATAAGAACTCGGGCGTGGGCCTCACGGTATTCATCAGGAAGGCAAATTGTTCTGTAAGGACAATACTGGCATATCTCGTCCTTATTGAGACGTTCCGGTAGCTTGTCCTCTATAACTTGAGCAATTTCATTTTTAATTGCAAGGTAATCAGTAAAATCATCTTCCTGTTTAAAGTCAGCGATGTCATGTATTTGATATTGTTCGAGAAGCATTGCTTTGATTTCGTCAACAATGACGTTAATATAATCACACTTTTTGAAGCAGTCCTTAACTATTTTCATGTCAAGCTCTACATCGAATTGCTTTAGCTCCCCGGTGTTTTTGTTTTTACAAAGGAAAAAGCCTCTTTTGACTCCCTTACCGTATATGTAAAGATTCATCTGACCGATGTATGCGAGATGCCAGTAATGTTTATTGAAATCACTAAGCTCTTGTACTCCTTGGAACGAATACTGGCTCATGGTTTTGAAGTCAACTACTCTCCGAACTCTGCTCTGTACCCACATACCATCTATATGACCAAATAGTCGGTGCTGAGGGAAAGATACCTCAGACTGTTGTTCAATAATCTCGACACCCATATCGAGTAAATCTCTTTGGATAATAAGCTCCTGCCGATTCCCTTCATTGAATATTACCTGAAGTCCCGGGTCTATGTCAGGTAGAGCGTCCCTGCGAACGAGGTCATATACAAGCTTTCTAACGCACGGAAACCCGATTGATGAACAGCGATTTGCGTGTTGCGGCCAAGGCTTTCCTGCTTGTTTTGCTACATGCTTATAGTACTTTTCAACGATTGTATCTGCCATTATATTAATCCCCTAAATTACCTCTTTGTGATGTGCGGCCCCGGTGGAAATCTCCCGGAAATATTGTCTTAACAATAAAGCCTTTGTCTCTCAACGGGGGCCGACATCTTTATCCGAGTATATTCTCGTCAATGTGAAAAACGAAAGAACAATTTGGACATTTTAAAGTTTGTCCTACTTTTTGTTTCAAATCCTCATGCTCGGTTTTGATTTCTTTTATTTCCTCATCCTTTTTGACGATAACACCCTTTACGAGTTCAAGGTTGCTTTCGGCAGTCTGAATTGTTTTTTTCGCAACACGCACTTCCTTTTTGGATGCTAAAAGCTTTTTATTCTTCTCATCCAAAGCACGTTTGAGTTGAGCGTTTTCTTTCCGAATCCTCGCTTGCTCTATACAGTCCTCATTCACCTTGCGAAGTCGTTCGGTTTCCTGCTCTTTCTCATACTTCTCCCTGCGGACCCGAGCTTCCTCTTTTGCTTTGATTTCGATGTAATGTTCCTGCTTGTCAAGATGGTCCTCGATTGGTTCAAGAATAGTTCTGTAAACTTTTGCGATTGCATCGATAGTCTGACCTCTACGGAGAGAATTCTCTTTCTTGCGCTTGCGCTCTTTTTCGAGGTCAAGCCGAACTCTTTGGATAACCTTACGCCCTACCCCGGCACGTTGCATGTCCACAATCTGAGACTCATGCGTGATGTTAATGTCAAATGCTTCCTTCTCCCACTCTCCGACAAGAGCAAAGATATTATTGAATGTTTCGAGGATTTCTTCGGCCTCTGTTTTCTGAAGCCCTGATTCTTTAACAATTACCTGAAGTTGTTTATTGTCCATGTTCTCCCTCTGTGTTTGGAATTAACTTATATTCCCAAAGGCCAGACTTAGCCCCTGAGCGCCTTTTGTCTACTGTGTGGCTACCATTACCCTCTTTTCGTAAATTACGCAACTGAGCGCTAATTGAAGCCTCTCCATCACCGGTTATCTCTGCTATTTCAGGAAGGCTACGCCACTCCCCATCTTTCATGCAGTCATAGATTCGATAAATCTGCCGGGTAAGCCGTTCTTTATCCTTTGCCGGTGTGTATTCTGCTCCGTGAAATGTTTCCATTGTCTTATTTTCTTGGCTGATTGGATTTGAAACAGGAATCATTACTCCTTTACGGTTTTTGCCAATGTTGCCAAATAAGCTCATTTGATTTTCCATGTTATCCTCAGTACATTTCTTGGAATGTAACAATATTTTGAATTAGTATTCTCATGCTTTCTACAAGGCTGTAATATACTTCATTTCCTACTCGTCTTGCTTTAATGATTCCGCTTAATCGTAATATTGTAATCTGTTGTGAATTTAAAGACTGCTTCATACCTACTGCTTTGGCGATAGCACCAGACTTTACTTCTGTACGATAGAGAAGAAGTATTACAATTTGGAGTCTTTTTGTATGCCCAATGGTTTTTAGAATTTCTGCTGTTCTTTCAAATTTCATATTATCCTCGGTTTAATGTTGGGGGCTTTAATAGGGCTTCCACCGCTTCAACCACACGGTAATTTAATCGATATTATCCTAACCGCTACAAACCCGGACATCGTATAAGGAATTACGTCCTGACCCTCACCGGAGTCTCGCCCCCTCAAATTATTTAAAATGGTAAATCAGGCTGATAATCATCATCATCTCCATCGACCGGGGGAGAAGGTGGCACATCAGGTTTGTCAGGTGCAACAAGTTCCGGGGGAACCTCAACAGGAGCTTCCTCTGCCGGTTGATTCTTCTGAGCCTTGAGATGTTCGTGATAATCGTCTCTAATTTTATCGATGTTGTATTTGACTTGATTCTCAGTGAGAAGTTTAACAGACCGCTTACCCTTCATTTTCTTTTTGTCCTTCGTTTCCCATTGAGTATATCTCTCAAGCATGTCTGCGGCAATTTCTTTATCATCGTTTGACATGGACATGAGCATCATGGCAATCTCATGCTTTGATTCTACTGTCTCAGGGTCAGAAGCACCCTTATTACCGCCCTGAGAGCCGCCCTTAAACTCAACCTTACCAATCTTACTCGTATCGAATCCAAGGTCTTTCAACTGTTCCAAAGTGATACCTGAGAGGCCAAGAAGCCGGGAGATACCGTCACGATACATCTTTGTCCGGGCAACACCTTCCATGTGAGTGATTTCAATATTATCAACTTCTTTATATCCTTCACTCGTTTTGCCTAAAAGCTTAAAATGAGTATCGCATTCTCCAAAACCAACATCGAGCATTTGCCCCATTTTAAATGTTGCACGATACGTTACTCTCTGGCGCTTTGCAGTATCGCTTTCGAGTATTTCTAGGCCTCGGAGAGGAATGCGCTCCATATCCATTACAGAGATACCAAAATATTTCTTCAGTTTAACGCATCCATGTCCTTCGAGATAAAGCGTTTTTCCGAACATTGTGAAATCGCTTGGATAAAGCTGTTGGATTGCAAGCTCGGTTATTTTGGTAATTGCCTCGTTCTTACGCCTTACTTGGTCTACATACCGGTTCACTTCTGCATCTGAATTAAAAGTTGGCATATCGCTCGACTCACCGGGAGTAACTACCATCCGGCCTTCACGCACAGGAACTATCTGAGCATCTTCAATTCCCATCTCTTTGTCTAAATCATCAACCATTTGAAACCTACCTTTCTCTCCCGGGGGAGTTTGGTTTGAAATCTATACAAGGCTCCCGGGAAGACCTTATTTGAAATCTGTCAGTACGTACCGGGAGACATCCCCGGGGCATCCGTAAAATTGTTTGCGCAATGGCATAGGTTTATTCTACGGAATCTTCCCGGGAATGTCAAGTTTATAGCGTTATAACTATATTAGACTTTACTTAACTTCTTCTCCCTTTTCACATATTAAACACGTAAGACTTAAAAGGGTTCCAATTTATTTTATTTAGCATTTCAAAAGATTTTTCTTGACAGAATGAAATAAAGGAGTATATTGTTACTTAACTTAACTTACTAACCAAATAAAGGAGACGGAAAATGAGTAACATGAGTTATTGTAGGTTTCAAAACACAGCGCAAGACCTTGAGGACTGCCAAGACCATTTTGGCGATAATGATTTAAGTGAAGATGAAAAAGAAGCACGGGGATTTATATTACAAATGAGTATTGACATTGTTCACGATTATGGAGATGAATAATATAACCTATTTACTAACCAAACAAAGGAGACGGAAAATGGCTGAGAGGAAAATTAAATTTATTTCCAAAACTGTTAAATGGTTTGATAAAGTAAATGGTAATACATACCATAGCAATCGAATCATAAGAGTAAAAGACAGTAAAACGATTGTAACACCTTTTACTTATGGATACGGGGAGCAGTATAAAACTACGGCATTAGAAACTATGCAAGAAAACAAATGGATTCCCCGGAAGTATTGGAATGAAAATAAATGGTGGTATTGCCGTGAAAACAATTATCCGATTCATTGGGAAGTTTCTCATGGATTAAAACGTGATTGTATTGCAAACGGGAGTATATAACACTATGACCTATTTACTATTGTTTCTTGTCTCATATACTGCAATCGTTATAACGGTCGGAACAGTATTGCATTTTAAGACAATCCGGTTTATAAAGAATGACACACAACAAAGATGCTTAGATTTAGAGTCTGAAATACAAAACTTTTTATGTGATATGGAAAGGGAATAGAATGCACTCATATTTTAAAATTGTTATTAAGTATGATGAAGAACATCCCGAAGCAATAAACGAATTTCAAATTCAAGAAGAACTTATAACGGTGTTTGAGGCAAAGGATATTGATTGTGTAATTGATGTTTATGATTTAAAACAGTAACACCGGGAGAAAGAAATTTGAATTCTCACTTGAAAACTATTATTTGAAAGGCCTTATTTGAAATATAGGGCCTTTTTTTATTTGAAAACGTTTGACTTGAAAACTATGTATTCCGAGGCCGAGAATTTTTAACCAAAATAGTAAGAATAATAAATAATAATATAGTATTATCACTATTTCTAATTATCTCACTCCCCTATTGCGATATTGTTTTATCGAATAGATAAACGATAATATTTTATCTTTAAACTATTTTTAATCCCCGGAAAATAAATTGCATTTTTTACTTGACAGAATCAATATTAATGTTATATTAAGTTAAGTTAAGTTATTTTATTAATATTAATTTTTATTGAAAGGTGTACGCAATGAAAAAACATTTATCGAATCATTCGGAAGTATTACATTTTTGGGCCAATGAAAAACAAGATACGGGATATTGTGGAAACATTGAATTTGAGAATAAAACGATTTATTCTTATGGACATCATTTTCCAATGGCCCGGCATATCCCCGGTGATTATGTTTTAATAACAACAAGAAAAGACTCAGTAACAACTGCCGGTCATTTGTCGGGATGCTTAAGCGCTATTCCGGCCCATAAAACAGTTATATATTGTGATTATGTTTTCCCGTTGGGATATTATAGCAATGATGAGGATTTATTTTTCCCGATGGAATCACATATATCCAATTTACAAATTATGTGTACTGAATTGGAAGAAATAAAATTGCGTTTTAAACATGCAAGAATTTACAAAGAACATTATTTAAATGATTATTCCCGAAAACTTGACAATATGATATTATATACAACTGTTTTTAAGATTAAATCCAAAATCCCTTATGCAATAAAACAAGTTATTAAGGCCGGGCCAATAGTAAAAGACGAAAAATATTTTAAATGGGAAAAAAGAAAGAAAGAATTAGATATTATTAATCAAAAAAAAGAAGTAGAAAGACAGCGACAATATGCAATAGACAATAAAGAAAGACTTGAGCGGGAAAAAGTAATATTAGATAAAAAAATAAAAGAATTCCCCGGGAACCTTATTAAATGGCGTAAATGTGAATCAAATAATGGTCAATTATTAAATGGTTTCAATTATGACTTTTCTTTCCCGGAACGAAATGAAACATATTTGAGAGTTAATAAAGAATTAAATCTCATTGAAACAAGCAAATATGCAAATATAACAATAAAACAGGCTATAAAATTATGGCCTTATATTCTTAAATCTTTTGAGGAAGAAAGTACAATAACTTTACCGGGAATAGAATTAAGCGGTTACAGAATAAACGATATTAAATCCGGGGATTTGTCAATTGGGTGTCATAATATTAAATATATTGAGTTGTATTATATTGCTAATGAGCTAAAACTTATTAAGCATTCCTTTATTAAAACAATCATTCAAAAGATTCTTAACTTTTTTTAAAGGAAACTGGGGATATGTTATTTATAATTTGTGCTATATGCTATATAATCTTTTTACACTTTCATTCCAAAAATATAAAGGGATAAAAAAATGATTATACGAATTTATTCACTCAATAACACATTTATACAAGAATTTAGAATAAAAACTCTGAAACGTGCATACAGAATAGCGAAAAAACTTCGTTCAATGGGATTTAACGCCGTTATCATAT